ATCAACAATCTCCTACACCACCTACTTTAACATTACCAACTTACATTTTAGTTAAAGATGTTTCAGGTTCGATTGTTGCAGATACAACAGCAACATCATTAGATAGTTCTAGTTCAAGTATTACAGCTACAGTAAGTTCATTTAATTCTGATTTAAAAATTGTTAAAGTCATAAGTGCATCTGGTACTTTTGAAGTTGATAGAGAAATTACATTTAGTAATGGTGCATCAGCTACAATTGCAAAAGTTGATGGTGCAACTTCTACAGTAACAGTTACAGCGGTTGCAGATACAGCCGGCACTTTCGTTAACCAAGATGGATGGATTTCTGAAGATGCAATGAGAATACAAGACAGTTTATATTACCAAGACTTCTCATATGTTATTAAAGTTGGCCGAACAATTAATGATTGGCGAGATAGTTTCAAAAAAACTATGCACACAGCTGGTTTCTATTTTACAGGCCAAGTTAATATTGAAAATCAAATTAGTGCTCAAATCAGTTCACCAGTTGAAGGCATTATTTCTGGTATTGAAGAAAGTCCAATCTTTGGAGTTATTGCAACACTATTCTCTACTATCTTTGGTAGAAGATTAGGAACAGTAGATGATGGCACAACATTAAGAACAAATCCAGAATTAGGTGTGGATCCAGATTTTGATGATAGTACAAGTGAACACTTTACACCTAATACAAGAGATGTAACTTTATTAAGAGATTATACTATCATATTAACTAACCAAAGAAGTTCTTACAATATAACGGCTAGAGGCAATGATTATTTAAGAGGTTATGCTTATGGTGGTCCTAAAATGGGAAGTTTAGATATATACAACAACCCATTTTCAAATCGTAATATGTTTAGTGGTAGTCACACAAATTCTCAATTAACAGCTGCAGGTGGTGTTCCAGGAGCTAACAATTACATCACACCATTAACTTTAGAAGCTTGGGCTACACATAGAGTTATAGGTTTTAATGATACAAGTATTAATGGTACTTTAATTCAAATACAAGATTATGCAATAGATAACTTTAAAACATATATTGCATATCCTACGGAGGTTAATGTTGTTTATAGTGGTTCTCAATTTGACGCCACAGATATTAGTTTTGATGCTACAGATATAACATTTGACGCAACACTATAATAAAACTTGTATAAATATTAGGGAAATTTAAGAGAGTAATCAATGGCAAAACAAAGTTTAAATATAGGAACTACAGCTGATGACGGTACAGGTACCACGATACGAGCTGGTGGTGACCTAATCAATGACAATTTTAACGAAATTTATAGTAAACTTGGCGATGGCACAACTTTACACGATTTAACTTTTCCAAATGCTACGGATACTGTAGTAGGCCGTGATACAACTGATACTCTTACTAATAAAACTATAAGTGGTGGTTCAAATACTATATCAAATATTGGCAATTCATCATTAACTAATAGTGCAATTACAATAAATGGATCCTCAGTTAGTTTGGGTGGCAGTACAACGATTTCAACTAATTTAACAATTGTTGATGATAGTTCAACAAGTGCTACAATTACATCAGGTTCCGATACCTTATCAGTTTTAGGTGGTTCAAATTTATCATCTACTATTTCTGGTGATACTTTAACAATAGCACTAAATAGCAGTGTAACTGGTTTAACAAGTTTACAAACAGAAACATTGACAAATGCTTCTGGAAACTTATTAGTTGATAGTGCAACCTATATTACAGAATTTAGAGGTGATGGTTCAACAACTAGAGGCCAAATACAATTAAACTGTGAAGTTAATACACACGGTCAAAAAATTGTACCTCAACCTCATAGTGAAGGTGTTACAAATACTTTAACATTGCCGGCTGGTGCAGACCAAGAATTAGTAGGTACAATTGACACACAAACATTAACAAATAAAACAATTGATGCAAGTAATAATACATTATCAAATATTGGCAATAGTTCATTATCTAATAGTACAATTACCATTGCTGATGATTCATCTACCACTACAACAATTGGTTTAGGTGAAACTTTAAAAATTGCAGGTTCAGGTATTACAACATCAATTTCTGGTGACACGATTACTTTAACAGGCGCTACATTAAGTTATTCTAAAGGCACAGCTATAGGTGATGGTTCAACCACCGCATTTACAATAAATAGTGGTAGAACGGTTGATGATATTTTAGTTTATGTAAATGGTATTTGTTTAGTACCGACAGATGACTATACAATTTCAGGAACAACTTTAACCTTTGCTACGGCGCCAGCGGCATCAGCAGAGATAACATTTAGGTATTTACCAATATAGGATAAAAAATGGGAAGTATAACAAGAAGTTTTGCTAATTTAATTACTGCTAACGGACCATCAACATTACCAAGTGGTGTAGGTGGTAAGGTTTTGCAAACTGTTAGAACAACAACTACTGGTGAGTATGGTAATGCTACTGCCTCATATACTACATTTTCAGCTTTACAAACATCAATAACTACAATAAATGCAAATAGTAAATTCTTAGTAATTTTAAATCCTGTAAGATTTTTTACCCAAGGAACAGGAGACCCAGCAGCACACGGTGATTGTCTTTGGTATTTTTCTGACGGTACTAATAATTCTCCTACATTTAGAATGAACAAATATACAACAGGTTCAGGACAAGCTTTAATGCCGGCTTTTTCGGCAATAATTCAAGGCACACATTCAGCTGGTGCAAGTTTAGATATTGATTTTTATGCAAAAATAACCGATGGGACCATTACTGTAGGTGATAGTGGTGGAACATCAACAATGACTGTGCTGGAGATAGAATAATGGGAAAAATATTAAAATCAATATTAAAAATTAATCCTAATGCAAAAATTTCAGTAATTGATACTGGAGATATTGATACATCTACAATCACTTGGATAGATGGTACAACACCTATTTCAAATTCAGATATTGTAGCACAATATTCAGCAGTAGAATTAGATATGGCTATGGAAGATTTAAGAAATAAAAGAAATGGTTTACTTGCAGAAACAGATTACCTTGCCTTATCTGACCAGACATTATCAGCAGAAATGTCAACATATAGGCAAGCATTGAGAGATATAACAAATGGAATTACAACGGTAGAACAAGCAAACAATGTTACTTGGCCTACAAAACCATAATGAAAACTTGTATAAATATTGAATAAGGAAGAATAGAGAAAAACTATGCCAGCAATTATAACGAACAAATTTAGAAGACACAATGCAGAAAAATTTTCAACTGCTTTGACCAGCGCTTCAAATGTATTCTATCTAGGAATAGGTAGACCACAAGCTTATGCTACATCAACAAGACCAGATACTCGTACTGAAAATGAAGGTACGGATGTATCTCCTTTAACTCCGGTAGATTCAGTACAAGAAGAATTTTACTCTTTTGATGATTTAATAGCTGCAAAAAAATTAGGTACTTCTGATATTAGTTTTGTAATACCAAGAAGAAACTGGACTTCTGGTACTACTTACGATTATTACAGACACGATTACGGTAACAGAATTACAGGTACAACTACAGTACAATCTGCTGATAGTGGTGCAACCTCTTTATGGGACGCTACTTTTTATGTTTTAAATAGTGAAAATAGAGTTTATAAGTGTTTAGATAACAATGGCGGTTCAGCTTCTACTACAGAACCTACAGGCGATAGTAATAATATTATTACAACAGCTGATGACTATAAATGGAAATTTATGTATGAGTTATCTGCTTCTCAACAAGTAAACTTTTTATCTACAGACTTTATGGCCGTTGCAACAAATTCAACAGTTGCAGGTGCAAATGCAGACGGCGAAGTAAACATTGTAAAAATTAAATCTGCTGGTTCAGGCGCTTCAGTCAATAGTACATTTACAGATATTGATATTAGAGGTGATGGTACAGGTGGAAAAGTATCAGTTACGACAGCGGGCGGTATTGTTACTGCTGTTACAGTTACAAATCCAGGTTCAGGTTATACATACGCATATGTTAGAAACGCAGACATTGTATCAGCTGGTGCAACTGACTTAACAGGTGCAGAATTAGATTGTATCATAGAACCTAAAGGCGGCCACGGTGAAGACGCAGTTACAGAATTAGGTGGTTTTTATGTAATGTTGAATGTAAACTTTGAAGGAAGTGAAGCATCAAACACAGGCGACTTTACAACAGCAAACGATTTTAGAAGACTTGTTTTACTTAAAGACCCAAATAATTTTGGCGGAGGTTCAGCGGCAACCACAGCTACATTAAGAGCAACAAAAGCGGTAATATTTGCGGCTTCTCCTACACCAGGAACTTTTCAAGTTGATGAAGAAATTAATCAAGCATCAACAGGTGCTGTAGGTAAAGTTGTAGAGTGGGACGCAACAAACAGAATTCTATATTATATTCAAACCAGATTCAATGATGAAGGAGCTGACAGTAATGGTAATTTAACAGCGTTTTCAGGAACGAATGTAATTACAGGTCAAACTTCTAGTGCAACAGGTACACCGAGTTCAACAGCAAGTGAAACTGCTAACAACATAACATTTACTAGCGGTTACGCAAATCCAGAAATCGAAGCGGATGATGGAGATGTTATATATATTGAAAACAGAGCACCAATCACTAGAGCATCAGACCAAACAGAAAATGTTAAATTAGTAATTGAGTTTTAAGGGGAAATAAATGCCAAGTCCAACAGACTTTAACCTCTCGCCATACTTTGATGATTTTGATGAAGCCAAAAAGTTTCATAGAATTCTTTTTAGACCAGGTTTCGCAGTTCAAGCGAGAGAATTAACACAACTACAGACGATTCTTCAAAACCAAATTGAAAGATTTGGTCGTCATATATTTAAAGAAGGATCCATGGTTATCCCCGGCGACATCAATGTCGATAACCAAGTTAACTTTATTAAATTAGAAAATACTTTCAATGAGGTAAGTGTTACAACTTATCTATCTCAATTTAGAAATAAAATTATCACAGGCGCAACATCTGGCGTAAAAGCGGTTGTAAATGATACTTCTGAATGTACTTGTATGGTTGAAGGTGATAGTGATATTCCAACACTATTCTTTAAATACACAGATACAGCTTCAGACGGAGAAACTAAAAGATTTTTACCTGGAGAAACAATTACAGCTTTAGCTGCTGACAACTCAATAGCAAACAATTACCGTCTAACAGAAAATCAGTCAAGTGACATTTCAGTTACTATTAAATCACTAGGTGATGATGGTACTTCAGGAACAACTTATACACAAAACGCAGTAAGAGATGTTATTGGTTTAGCATATGTCGTAGAAGTTAAACAAGGTGTGTTCTTTGTAGATGGCACTTTTGTACAATGTGACGAATTGCATTTATACATTTCAAGGTTCTCTAACACACCATCTTATAGAGTTGGTTTTCAAATTACAGATGAGATTGTAACACCTGGAGAAGATACTTCATTAAATGATAACGCACAAGGTAGTTCAAATGTAAATGCTCCTGGCGCTCATAGATTTAAAAAGAATTTAACACTCAAAAGATTAGCCTTAGAAACAGAAGATGAAATTAGATTTGTAGAATTAATTAGAGTAAAAAATGGTGTCGTTCAAAGAAAAGTTACAAGAACAGATTATTCAGAATTAGAAAAAACATTTGCTAGAAGAACATTTGATGAATCAGGCAGTTACGAAGTTAATAAATTTTTAGTTTCTGTAAGAGAACATTTAAATGATGGTACTAATAACGGTGTATTTCCTGCCACACCGGCAACACCGATACAAGGTGTAACTTATGGCGATGCAGATAAAGTCGCTATGGTTGTGGATCCTGGAAAAGCATATATCGAAGGATATGAAATTGAAAATACAATTTCACAATATATTGCTTTAAACAGAGCAAGACCTGTTAACGGTGTAGAAAATGGCCATGTAACAAGATTAGACGACCAACCTGTAGGCACGCCTATTGGTAATTACATATTAGTAGATAATGTAAGAGGTGTTCCAGGTATTGACACATTTGAAACTGTTTACTTATGGGACGGTTCAGATGTTTACGATACACCACCGACTGTAGGTTCATCAACAAATGCAAGCAAATCAGGTTTAATTGGTACGGCTAGAGTTCGTTCTTTTCAATTACATAGCACAAGCTATTCGTCTTCATCTCTTTACAGATTATCACTTTTTGATATTAAATTAAATAGTGGTAAGAGTGTTGAAAGAGATGTAAAATGGGTAACAGATGCTGGACAAACAGGCGTTATTAATTTTTACGCTAACGCAGAACAGACAAGTGATAAAGTTGTCGTTACTGGTTCAGCTAACGGTGCAATGACAAGTTCGGGCGGTGACCCAATTACAGGTACCGGTACAACATTTACTTTAGATTTTAAAGTAGGTGATGCAGTTATTTTAGGTGATAACTTTGTAGGTCATGTAGCTTCTATCACAGACAATAATACATTAACTTTAGATAGAGAATTAACAGGCGCTTTAATTACAGCCACAGGTACATTAACTATTGAAAGAGGTAATACGAGAGTTTATGAACCTGAACATTTAGATTTACTATTCAGAACAGGTTTAGATAATACAAAAAGTTTAAGAGGATTTGATAGTGCATCTGGACAAGATGTAAACTTTTCAAGTCAACATGAAATTCGTAGAGTAATTACAAACACAGCTGATGGTTCAGGTGATTGGTCTTCAACTTTAACAAATACAAATGAGTTTTTCTTAACTGACCAAAATTTAAATAACTATACTCTATTTGACAATGTTACTAACGAAGTAGTAAATTTAACAGCTTCAGATATTGCTTTTGATGATGATTCAAATAGAAAAACAGTTACAATATCTGGTCTATCTGCTTCCAGAAGTTATACACTATTAACAACTGTGTTACAAATTAATTTAGCTGCAAGAGAAAAAACAAAAACTTTAACTACAGCGACAATCACAATTACAGGTGCTAAAAATGTAACTGCTAAAAATGTTTTGTTAAATCACGCTGATGTTTATAGTATTACTTCTGTAGCAATGACACCTGGCAATTTTTCAGCTTATTCATCTTCAAATTCAGTTGATGTAACTGATAGATTTAATTTAGATACAGGTCAAAGAATATCACATTATCAAAAAGGTGGTTTAACACTAAAAGAAGGTGCTGGTGCAATTACTGGTGCTTTAAGTGTAACTTACAAATATTTTGCATATAGTGGTTCAGGTAATTACTTTAGTGTTGATAGTTACTTATCAACAATTGATTATGAGGATATTCCAGCATTTAAAGTTGCTCAGATTGATGGCACTACACAAGAAATTTATTTACATGATGTAATTGATTACCGACCAGTTATTGAGGGCGCAAATGCTTTTTCACCACAAATTCCAAAAATTGGTTCAGATTTCAATACACCAATAGCAAATTATTTACCTAGAGCTGATAAAGTTTTCATTGACAGCACAGGACAAATTAATGTATTAAGTGGAACACCAGCAGAAGACCCTAAAGAGCCTTCGGATCCTAAATCAGGAATGGTAATTGCAACTCTATTCTTACCCGCTTATACAAAACAAGCTAGCGATGTTTCTATTAATCA